TAGAGCGGCGGCCTTATAAGCCGCGTGCCAGAGGTTCGATTCCTCTTTTCCCAACTACCTCGCCCGTGGTTTATCGGGCTTAATCCATACCGCTGACGGGCGGTTAATTAATCACGTTTAGGAGGATAAGAATGCAGAATATCGAAGCGATTTTGACAGAACTGGGAATTGAAGTTCCGGCAGACAAGAAAGAAAACCTTACAAAAAAGGTGGCAGAGAATTACATCACGAAAGCTGAACATGAAAAGAAGCTGGGAAAGGTTGAGACCGACCGGGACACCTGGAAGGCGAAGGCCGAGACGGCAGAAACCACTCTGAAAGGCTTTGAAGGTGTTGACCTCGACACTATGCAGAGGGAACTATCTGACTGGAAAAAGAAGGCCGAGGATGCCGAGAAGGATGCACAAGCTAAGCTGTATGAAAGGGATTTTGCGGACGCTCTGAAAACAGAGTTTGAAGGAATCAAATTTTCCAGTGAGGCAGCGAAAAGAGCCATCATGACGGAGGTCAAGGATGCTGGGCTGAAACTGAAGGATGGAAAGATTCTCGGACTGAATGACCTTATTGCCCAAATGAAGGAAAAGGATGCTTCGGCGTTTGTCGATGACGAGCAGATCAAGGCCCAGCAGAATGCGGCAAGATTTACACAGCCAATCGGCAAGCAGAACCAGGGCGGAAATATGACAAAGGAGCAGATTGAAGCGATCAAAGACACCAGCGAGCGCCAGGCGGCTATCGCCAATAACCTTCATCTGTTCGGAAAAACCGAATAATTCAATTCGACACCGGCACGCGATTGGAGCGTGTCGCTAACCTACACACCTTTTGAAAGCTATGGGTAGAAAGGACTTTTTTTTATGCCAGCAAAAGAAAATTTGATCAAAACAGCGGATGTCCAGGTGACTGCCAGAGAGCTGGATTTTGTAACCAGATTCGAGCGCAACTGGCAGCATCTGCGGGACATTCTGGGGATTATGCGCCCCATTAAAAAGCAGCCCGGTGCAGTGCTTAAGAGCAAATACGCCGAGGGCACGCTCGAAAACGGTGCGGTAGCAGAGGGTGAGGAAATCCCTTACAGCAAATTTACCGTAAAAGAAAAGAAGTACCAGGAAATGACCATCGAGAAGTATGCGAAGGCTGTTTCCATCGAGGCAATCAAAGACCACGGCTATGAGAACGCCGTCCAGATGACTGACGACGAATTCCTGTATCAGCTCCAGGCGGGCGTGACGAAGAAGTTTTATGACTATCTGAAAACCGGAACGCTCACCTCCACGGAAACCACCTTCCAGATGGCTCTGGCGATGGCAAAAGGCAAGGTTGAGAACAAGTTTAAGCAGATGCACCGGAACATCACCGGGGTTGTCGGCTTTGTGAACATCCTTGACGTGTATAAGTACCTGGGTGCTGCGAACATCACGATCCAGAACCAGTTTGGATTCCAGTATCTTAAGGATTTCATGGGATTCAACACAATTTTCCTTCTTTCCGACAGCGAGATCCCGGCGGATACGGTGATCGCCACACCGGTGGAAAACATCGTGATGTACTACATCGACCCCAACGAGAGCGATTTCGCAAAAGCCGGCCTTGTGTACACCACCAGCGGCGAGACTAATCTAATCGGCTTCCATACGCAGGGCAACTATAACACAGCTGTGTCCGAGGCGTTTGCGATCACCGGCCTTGTGCTGTTTGCGGAGTACCTGGATGGTATCGCAAAAATCACTGTAAGCGCGGGGGGTTGATGGCCGCCAGTACACCCCTAAATACTGACGGCGAACCACTTTCCGGGGAAACGAGACGGAAGAGTAAGAGATAAGGAGGCTGACGGGATGGCATACACCACGTTTACATTTTACGAGCAGACCTATCACGGAAATGTCGTCCCGGCGGAGGACTTTGACCGTATCGCAGACCGCGCCAGTGACTTTCTGGACACTATAACCTTTGACCGATTGGCTGACGGCTTACCGTCCAACGAAAGGGCGGCGACAAGGGTGCAGAAGGCCGTGTGCGCGGTCTGCGACAAGCTATATCAACTGGAGCTGGCAGATAAACAAGCGCTGTCTGCGGCCGCTGGAGGGACATCATCTGGCGGGCCCGGTGCTGCGGAGGGAGTAGTGACATCCCGCTCTGCTGGCTCCGAATCAATCTCCTATGCCTCACCGTCCGAAATGGCAAACGGCGCGAAAGCATGGAGCACGGTCTACCAGGCGACGGGGGATGCACAGGCAACCAATAAAAACCTGGAGGATACGGCAAGGCTGTATTTGACGGGGGTAAGAACCGACGAGGGAGTGTTACTGCTATATGCAGGATTGTAAAGTGAATATCCTTGGAACCGAATATGAAATAAAGTTTGGTAATGAGGAAAAATATCCTTCACTGGAAGGGCTTGACGGATACTGCGATTCCTCGACAAAGGAAATCGTTGTGGACGATATGAAAAAAAGCGAGGGACAGGTTGGAGCGAAAGGAAATCTGAGGGACTATCAGAAAACCTGTCTCCGGCATGAAATCATTCATGCGTTTATGGAGGAATCCGGGCTGTCCAACAACTTTGAACACAAAACAATCGGAATTGAAGAAACCGTGGTGGACTGGTTTGCTATTCAGTCCCCGAAGATTTTCAAAGTATTCAAGGAATTGGACTTACTCTGATTCCGGAAAGGAAAGTAAATGGAAACATTGTTTGCGAACATGACCACCATTCTGGCGGTTATCGGCGCACTGGCGTTCATGGTGTCGGTCATTACACAGGTGTTTAAGGGTGTAGGCGTCCTTGCCAAGATCCCGACAGATATCCTGGTGTTTGTCCTGTCCATCGGAATGACAGTGACCGCCTTTGTGGCGTATATGCAGTACATCCAGCAGACGATTTTGTGGTACATGATCCTGGCGGCGGTTCTGGCGGGATTTCTGGTCGCCTTTGTGGCGATGTATGGCTGGGAGAAATTTGCGGAATTATGGAACAGATTTAAAAAGATGGAGTAGCACATGAACTACCGAAACAGCCGGAACTATGACAACCTGGAACGTCGGATATTTGATGGAGTGGGGGAGTACGGCATACCGCAGATAGAGCCAACAGCCTATGAAGGCGGCTGTGACTGGATTGGATTCAATTATGCGAAATCCTGTAAAAATCCATCTGAAAAGGGCGTCCATTTCTTCCTTGATGATTATATTTTCCTAAGGTTATGGACGTGCATTGACCGATACATACCGATGTTGCAGAAATTCCGCTATGTAATGTCCCCGGACTTCTCCACATACACTGACTTTCCCAAAGCTATGCAGATATATAACCATTACCGGAAACACTGGTGCGGCGCATACCTGCAAGAGGTAGGAATACAGGTTATCCCGACCATCTCATGGAGTACACCAGATTCCTTTGAATGGTGTTTTGACGGAGAACCAGAGGGTGCCGTCGTGGCGGTGTCTTCTGTCGGCTGTATGAACAGCAAGGAAAAGAAAGCACTGTTTCTGGCGGGATATGAGGAGATGGTGCGGCGATTACACCCGGAAACCATTATCTTTTACGGCTCCGTGCCGGATGAGTGCATGGGGAATATTGTGAGGATAAAAGCATTTCATGAGAAGTTTAAGGAGGCGAAATGCAATGGGTGGTAGAGGCGGAAGTAGTGGAATGAGCAATTCTGGAGTGATCGACAGAAGCGCAAAAACGAGAACTATCGAAACGGTTTACAGATCGTCGGGTGGATACTCTGGAGGCTACTATAAGGACACGGTCCTCGAAGCAAAAGATAATGGTAACGGAGAATTATCGTTTGAGTATGCTACCCCAGAGAAAAGAGAAAAGACGGCAAAAACCAATAAAACCGAGTATCTCAGTTACAAACTGAAAGCCGGAGCTGAAAATGGAGATGTTTTTGGTGTTAATTGGGACCGTGTGCAATCTGTATCTGGTCAGACTTATGATCTCCGCTCGGAAATCAAGGACCGAGGATTTAAGTGGGATGGAAAAGCGAAAAAATGGGTGCGCCGATAAGGAGGGGATACCATGCATAGCGACACAGTGACAATATTCAATTTTTACGAATCCAGCACTGCCGCCATCTGGTATCCTCATGTGCTTTCCGGGGTGCATCTGGAGACGGACCGGGGGCAGATCATGAAGCTGTACGGCCCCGACAGCACCGATAATGCACAGCTACACATTCCATATGTGTATAAAGATGGGAAAAGAGTGGTGGTTGATGCCTCCGGGAAGGAACTGCCGTGGCTGCCGCCGAAGGAATGGCGGAAACAGGTGAATGACCTGTTGGACGACAGTATCACATTCAACCCCACCACGGATTTTTTCATGGCGGGTGCATGGGACGGAGACGGCCCCGTTGATGATGCGGATTATACGGATCGGCGGTATGAGGGATTTTACGCCTTCATGAACGCCGAAAAGGATTTTGTTTATCTGATTTCATCTGTGGGCGGCCCGTACAAGGTGATCCCACACTTTGAACTACTAGGAAAATAAGCGCATAGAAAGGATGGAGTTTATGTTAGTAGAGATTACAGGGAAAAGATATGAAGAAGTATTGACAGCATCAACACGTCAAATTGCAGAGGATTTTGAGAAAACCCATAGAGAAGTAATATATGCAATCGAAGGCCGAACATCAGATACCGAAAGAGCAGAAGGTTTGGAGGTTAAAAACAAAGGAATCATACCGATGCTAATTCAAGGTGGAAATCCCCACGTTGAAAATTATTTCATTGGGTCAGAATATGTCGGAGAAAACGGACGCAAGTATAAAGAATATCTTGTGACAAGGGATGGCTTTTCTTTGTTGGCAATGGGATTTACTGGCGAAAAGGCTTTGAAGTGGAAATTAAAATATATAGAAGCCTTTAACGCAATGGAATCTGAACTGAAACGCATTTATACAGAGCGGCAGCAATGGCAGATTGAAAGGGACAAGGGAATTATCGTCCGTCATATTTTGACTGATACCATCAAAATGAAGGTGACTGACAGTCCACACAAGAAGGTTATGTACCCCAATTACACCAAACTGATTTATAAAACCATTTTTGGCAAGAGTATGAAAGAGCTCCAGGATCAGTACGGAGTAAAAGGGAAGGAAAGCATAAGGGAATATATAACATCGGATGAATTGAAGCAGATAGAAACTATGGAAATGCTGGTAAGCAGCCTTATAAGCTGCGGCTGGGGATACGATCAGATTAAGGTGTTTATCCAGGAAAACAGCGCAAAGATGATTGCGTAGGTGACGCTATGGCGAGAAGCAAGATAAAGCATTTTAATGGATTTTCCGTGGTTGACGGAGATATCCGGGTAACGCTGGACATGAGCCGATTTGAAGAGCAGTTCCGGCGGGCGCAATATCAGCTTGACGGCGCGGTGATGAGCAGTATGGTTCCGTTTATGCCGATGATTACTGGGAGCTTTATTAACGCAACCAGAGCGGCCAGCGCAGCCATACAGGGATCCGGAGAAGTATATGCAGCTTATGGCCCGCAAGGCAGATTTTTATATGAGGGGAAAACGATGGTAAGCCCTTCCACTGGAAGCACATATGCCAAAAAGGGAGAAAAGAAAGTACTTGTCAGTCAGTATGGCGGAAAGACAAGGGCCAGGGAACTGTTGTCCTATACAAAACAGGCACATCCCAAAGCGCAATTCCACTGGTTTGATGCGGCCAAGAAAAAAGACGGTAAAAAGTGGGTGCGTGGCGTGAAGGAGACAGCGGGAGGTGGTAAACGTGGATAACGAATTGAAACCCATCGGGAAGGATGCCGGGGGATATGATGTCCTTACAGAGATGATTAAGTCGCTCTTAAACTATTTCCCGGGCCTATACCCGGACGAAGAAGTAATGTTTGAGGAACTGGGAGAGGAAAGCGGTATTGCCTTCTCAAATGACACAGGAGCGCTTGTATACGCCGAGACAGAGGATGTTTTGGGCGGTGTCCATCAGACATGCCAGTATCCTTTTTATGTAGTGTACAGGGCTTCTGGGAGCGCCAAAGAGCGCCAGAAAATGAGCATACAGGAGTTCCTGGACACATTGGGGAAATGGATATGCCAGGAACCTGTAACCATTGGCGAATACAAATACAAGTTGGACCGCTACCCGGATTTGTCCGGGGGCAGAAAAATCACGAAGGTGACTCGGGACAACTCTTACGGGACAGACCCACAGGAGAACGGTGTACAGGACTGGCTGCTCCCAATAACTGTATCATACACAAACGAATTTGAGAGATAGGAGATTAAGAAAATGGCGAAATGGACCTATGCTGCCGGAGAGGCAAAAAGAAAAGATTTTATGGTGTTCTGGATCGTTGACGGATCCGACAATGTAACAGGCAAGGAAAATCTGGAGATCATCGGAAAAGGCGTGGAGGATATGCCGATTTCCATGAACGCAGAAACCGAGGAGAGCCAGGACGTACTGGGTAACAACAACTATGACATCACCGGATACGCCGAGAGTATGACAGTAGACCCGCTGAATGTGTCTGGCGAAAGCAAGTACGCACAGAAGATTGACGAGCTGATGGAGAACAGGGCTACACTGTCGGATCTGCACCTCAAATATCTCTGTGTAAAGAGATACAAAACTGATGAGAGCAAAAAAATGCGTGCCTGGATCCAGGAGGGCGTGGTGGAACTGGGTGACTTTGCTGGCGGCCTTAAGGGCGTATCTGCAACCCATACCGTGCACTACGTTGGGGACAGGATCCTGGGAGTAGTAGACCCGGCCACGATGGCATTTACGTCGGACGCCGCAGCTGCAATGGCATTATAAGGAGGGAGCATGGAAAATATCAAAGTAAGTATTGAGAGCCCAGTAAAATATTACGACTTCGTGGACCAGCACGGAGAGGCGTTAGCCACTCTGCGGTTTGTCCCCACGGACATTGATATCATCGAGAGATACCGAGAGGCGTCTGTGGTGTTTGAAAAAATGCGTGATGAACTGGAAAAGGTCGAGAGAGATAAGCTCTCGGAAGATGAGGCTGTGGCTCTTAAAAATAGATATGCCGCTGAATTAAAGGAGCGTTTTGACGAGCTTTTCAAGGCCGACACTTCCGGCCTGTTTGATGTCGCAAGTCCGTTCACGCCGCTTGAAAATGGAGAGACATGGGCACTGGTGATTTTAAAAAGTGTCCAGAAAATCGTTGAAGAGGCAACAGGAAAAAGCTTTGAAGCCATGCAGAGTAAAGCATCAAAATATACCGAGAAATACCATGCGGGACCGGGGAAATACCCGTTCCCGACAAAGTAGTGGCGGCCTGGGATCTGCCGTATAGCCTTAACGTGGGAGGCGTGGACTATGAGATACGGGAGGATTTCCGGGCGGTACTGGACATCTTGACAGCGTTTAGCGATGACGAGCTGAACGAAAAAGAAAAGACCCAGGCCATGATAGAGATCCTGTATTATCCGGTCCTGCCTCCGCCAGAGGCACTGGAAGAAGCCGCTGAGGCCGCCAGATGGTTTATCGACTGTGGAATCACACGGGAAGAGGAACAGCCCACAGCCCGCACAATGGACTGGGAACAGGATGCCGGGATAATCTTCCCTGCGGTCAATAAAATCGCCGGATTCGAGACCAGGGGCCGCCAGACGATACACTGGTGGACGTTTTACGGCTGGTTTATGGAGATTGACGACGGACTTTTTTCCCAGGTGCTTTCCATACGGCAGAAATTAGTAAAGGGCAAGAAACTGGAGAAGTGGGAACAGGAATTTTTGAGGAATAATCAGAAACTTTGCGAGCTTAAAGGAGCCGCAAACGGAACACAGGGAGACTATGAGTTTTTCGCTGAGTTATTGAGGCGAGGTGAGTAATTTTGAAGCCGGATGGAACCGTTGTAATTGACACAAAATTGAATACAAATGGACTAGAAGCTGGATCTCATGACGCAGAACAGGAAATAAGGAGAATGGCTCAAGCCATCCAAGATTTGAGCACTACATCCAAGATTGCACTTCAGCGCCAGGTAAATCAATTTGTCAAGTTGAATTCTGCTTATGCTCAAAACGAAAAAAAACTGAAACAGCTGGAAGAAGAGATGGCTCTCTATGGAGAAACCAAGATTCCTACACAAGAATATTCAAATGCCGAAAAAGAAATCCAGAAAATAAGTCAAGCACTGGATCGCGCAATAGAACGTCAGATAAAATTCTACGAAACTGGAGGAAATATAAAGAGCCGTGCTTTTGCGGGAATGGAATATGATATTGAACGGTTAAGCCGGCAGTTGGATGAGGCTAACGAAAGAAAAAAACAGCTCGTTTCCAGTGGAAAGGCTTTCACTTTGGGCAAGGATACTGATAAGTTTTCTCAAATGTCTGTCAGATATGAAAAGGAAAGTCAGAAACTGGCGAATACAAGCGCTATTCTGGGTACGACATTTGCAAAAGTAGAGGACGAACTGAATAAGTATAAAGAAAGACTGAGGGGAATAGATAACAGCCAGAAAAAGGCGCAAAAGAGTGGAAAAAAATTCAATAATGAACTAAGAAGTACGGGAAAAAATGCTAAAAAAGCCCAATACAGCATAGGGCGTATGCTTGCAACATCCATTCTCTTTAGCACCGTATTCCGGGCAATATCTATGGTCACAGCCGGGCTTAAAGAAGGGATGGACAACCTGGCGCAGTATTCGGATGATACAAACCTGGCCCTGTCGCTGCTGTTGTCGGCTGTGACTCAGCTTAAAAATGCGTTTGCAACGGCGTTTAGCCCGCTTATAGAGTTCGTGGCTCCGGCCCTTGCCCAGTTTATCAATCTTTTATCCCAGGCTGTAACCTGGACGGCGCAGCTCCTGGCAGCCCTTACCGGGAAGGATACGTTTGTTAAAGCGGTAAAAGTACAGCAAGATTATGCAGATAGCCTTGACAAGACAAAGAACGAAACCGAAGAGGCGGCGGATGCGACAGAAAAAAGCCTGGCTCCTTTTGACCAGCTTATCCAGCTCACACAGAAAAAGAAAGACAAGGATAAGGATAAAAACGAATTAAAGCCGGAAGATATGTTTGTTACCGAGGAAGTATCCAACGGTATAAAGGTTCAAGCCGACACAATCAAAGAAACATTCGGACAATTATTTGCGCCGCTTAAACAATCGTGGGAAGAAAATGGTCCACAGGTTTTATCATCTGTAAAAAATCTCTTCTCCGCAATCAAACAGCTTGCTGGTGATGTAGGCGCATCATTTATGCAAGTGTGGAATGCTGAAGGATATGGCAAGGCCATCACAGATGATTTGCTGGTTACGTTTTCAAATCTTGTGGATACAGTCGCTAACTTAATCACAAATTTTGATAAGGCCTGGGTATCCGGAGGAACTGGAACAAGTATACTCCGACATTTAGGAGACATTATACTCGAAATAACCGGCTTCTTTAGGGCCGCATCAGAAAGCCTTAAAGAATGGTCTGCGGATCTTGACTTTACCCCGCTTCTAAGGAGTTTTGACAATGTATTGATCGCCATAAGGCCGATTGTTTCGGATGTTGGAGATAATTTATTGTGGATGCTTAATGAGGTTCTGTTGCCTATCGCTGCATGGGGAGTGGAACAAGCTCTTCCAGAAGCGTTTAATTTGATTGCTGCCGCATTAAGGGTAGTACATAGCGTACTTGAGGCTTTGAAACCTTTAGGAATGTGGCTATGGGATAATTTCCTTAAGCCATTAGGGCAGTGGACAGGATCAGTGATAATTGCAGCACTTAAAAAAATTACAGAATGTTTGGAAAGGTTCTCTGGATGGATTTCCGAAAATCAATCAGTAGTACAAACTGGAGCAATAACAGTGGCTGCCTTTTTTGCGGCCTGGAAAATAACAGAGATGCTTTCATTTATACAGCAGTCTGGCGGTGTTGTAAAAGCACTGGAAAACATTACAAAGGCTGTTGCTGGATCAACTTTGGCTAAAATCAAGGATTCGGCGGAAACGGCGTATCTCAATGCTTTATATGCAAAAGATTTTTTGACCAATATAGTCAAGGCAACATCTGAGGTTGTTAAGCATACAGCACAGTTTATTAAGTCAACAGCAGCAAAATGGGCGGAGGTAGCAGCTCAGAAGGCTTTAACTCTTGCTACACAAGCGTGGAACGGGATTTGTTCCGCCGCAAGGGCGGCTACAACATTCTTTTCCAGCTCAATGGGAACTCTGGCAATAAAAATAGGGGCGGTCCTTGTTGTATTTAAAGCAATCTATGAATTGGCATCTATGGTATCCAGGGCATGGGATAAAATGACTCCAGATGAAAGAGTGGCAACAAAAATTATTGCTGTGGCCGGGGCCATCGCTTTGGTAGTTGCTGCCGCCGCCGCATTTATGCACGACTATGCAACATTGGCAATCGCTGGTTCTATAGCGGCCATAGCCGGGCTTTCGATAGCCGGAATATCATCGGGAGCCAGCAGCAGAAGTGCCTCATATTCACGTTCTGGATATTCCCTTGATACTTATTCCACAATCCCCTATAAGATGCCCCGCCTGGCCACTGGAACGGTAGTACCGCCCAGAGCCGGAGAGTTTGCGGCTATCCTGGGAGATAACAAGCGTGAGACTGAGGTGGTATCGCCGCTATCCACGATGAAACAGGCGTTAAAAGAAGCGCTCTCTGAGAGCGGATTTGGTGCGGGAGAACGAGATATCAACATCGAACTGGTACTTGACGGGCAACGCTTTGCCCGGGCTGTGTACAAGGCCAATAACCAGGAGAAGCAGCGTGTAGGTGTAAGGATGGTGACGAATGGATAACACGGTATTTACCATTGATGGGCTTAATCTGAGACTCTGGGTAACAGAGCTTAAACGGTCATTTGCGGTAACGGACACGGAAAATTCTGGCCGTGTCCAGTCCTACCGGATGCACCGGGACATTATCGGGACCTTTTACAATTACACCCTAAAAATCGACCCGGAAAGAAGCAATCCGGCAGACTATGATACCTTTTACGAGATCATCTCCTCCCCGACAGAATCTCATGAACTGGAATTCCCATACGGCCAGGAAACGTTGTCATTTTCCGCCTATGTTACCAGCGGAGAAGATGGTCTCAGAATCAACCAGAAGGCACCAGACGGGCAGAAAAACCGCTGGAGCGGGCTGTCCGTCACGTTTACTGCAATGGAGCCGCAGAGGAGGCCGTAGATGTTTTTTAAAATTGTAGACAGGGACCCGCCGAAAGCCGGAGAGGGGATAAAAATTGTATACGATGATGTGGCCCCATATGCCAAGGAAAACAGTACCCCACAGGTAGTCAAGGCTGGATTGTATCCCCACAAGGGATTGTATCCCCGTAAGGGCCTGTATCCGGCCAAAACAACGATAGAGAGAGAGTTCCCGGACCTCCGCCGGGACGATCTCTCCTATCCCGGATACGCCCTGTGTTATCCTGGATTTTCTCTCCTTAACGGGCAGTATATCAACTTTCCAGACAAGCCAGCGGATTATGGATATGTCAGTGCCGAGTATTCGGACGAGAACGGGAACCTGGCATACAACTTCTCCAGGGCGGGGCTCCGGCCCCATTCCGGCTTGTACCCAAGAATCCTTCTTTATCCGGTCAAAACAGAGTCCTGGCGTATGGAGTATCCGGCACTGACCATCTCATTCAACGGAAAATTCTCCAGTGTAGGTATCCTTCTCACCTTTAACATGATGTCTGGAGACTACGCCAAAGATATCAATATCAAGTGGTACGATGGGACCACTCTGCTGAGCGAAAAGGACTTTGTGGCCGATGATGTGCGGTATTTTTGCAGCAATTATGTGCGGTCGTATAACCGCATTATACTGACGTTCAAAACGACATCCAGGCCGTACCGCCCGGTCTTTTTGACCAGGATTGACTATGGCATTTACAGAGACTTTCTGGACGACGAGCTGCTCCAGACAGAGTGCCTCCAGGAAATCAACGCCATATCAGAAAATATCAGCGTAAATACACTGTCCTTTACCGTCCGAACAAAGAGTAATATCCCCTTTGATTTGCAGAAAAAGCAGAGGCTCGGCCTGTATTTTGATGGGAAGTTACTCGGAAATTTCTATTTGAAGAACGGGGCCAGGAAAAACAAGACCGACTACTACATGGATTCACATGACGCTGTCGGGATCCTGGATGGTAACGAATATCCGGGCGGGATTTATTCCGGGCAGAAAGTAGCTGATGTAATTCAAGAGATCTTTGGCGGAGAGGATTTTAATTATTATCTGGATACAGCGTATGCAAACACCACATTGACCGGGTACATACCGTATACCACAAAGCGTAATGCTCTTGTGCAGATTGCTTTTGCCATTGGTGCGGTGGTAGATACCAGTAATTCGGATCATGTATCCATATATCCGCAGCAGACGGAAGTAACGGCTGAGTTTTCCGGTGATGATACATTCACGGGCCTCACGTTGGAGCACAGTGACATCGTGACTGGGATCCGGCTTACTGTACACAGCTACCAGGAATCAAGCGAAGAAGAGGAGCTGTACAATGACACTCTGTCCGGTACCGCCGAGATCGTCTTTGGGGACCCACACCACCATCTGACCATCACTGGCGGCACGATCAAGAGCAGCGGCGCAAATTACGCAGTTATCACCGGCACCGGTGGCACGGTAACGCTTAAGGGAAAGAAGTACAACCACCTTACGAATCAGCTTACCAGGGACAATCCAGATATTGTATATAACCGAAATATCAAGGAGATTACAGATGCCACTCTGGTGCATTCCGGGAACGCAGAAGCTGTGATTAACAGGGTCTATGCGTATTATCAGCGGGCGGAGAGTGTGGTTGGCGATGTGCTGCTGAAAAACCGTGTTCTGGGCGAGGTAGTGAGCGCTGATACCGGCTATGACGGCAAGCGTACCGGAACCCTGGAGAGCATAGATTACAGCTTCACAAAAGAGATAAAAGCGAGGGTGGTAATCCATGAGTAGATTTATTGACCCATTAATATTTGACCGGGTCCAGGCAGACGTAGACCAGATGACAAAAAAGGCATACATCGCATACGACGACCTTAACCGGGTGGAAAATGCGGTGTGGCAGATATCGGAAACCCTTAACCACATGGGATACCGGAATACGATTGTAAGGAGAGATGCCTGGAAGATGGATGATTTCCGGACAGAGGCTGATATGGTCCGGCTCCGGAATAATATCCAGGCGATCCGCAACGCATATTACACCCCTTCCAGTACGCCACTTACGCCGGACCGAATCACCTACACGTCCATATACCAGGCGAATGCGATAGAAAAAATACTGTATGATCTGGGGACGCTTGTGGATAAGATAGAGCCCGGCCACCATCATCTGGGATTCCGGATAGGGACCCGGGCACTGGGAAACAGGAGGGAAACATGGCCTTAAAAACCAACTACCAGAATGACGTTTTCTCCGGCAAGAGAAAATACAATCTGACTAACAACTCAGACGGGACTATCAGCCTGGATGATGTGACGGTCTACAACAAAGTCGGAGATATATTTAATGCGGACGATATTAATGCCACGAATAAAGTGGTGAATGAAACATCGGCCGGATTTGAGGCGGTAAAACAGGACAATGCCAAATTTAAAGAAAAGGTAAACAGACAGGTAACTGGATTGACAAATGATGTTGGAGCCATTAAGGCGGTAAAAACAGTGACACTGCCCGCATCAAAATGGAGCACTTCGGCCCCATACACGCAGACAGTAACGGTATCCGGTGTTACAGCGGAGGACAGCCCAGTGATCGCCTTGTATATCTCTGGCAGCCCAGGCGCAGCAGCTGTGAAAGCGATGCGAAAGGCATTCGGATATCTGGACCGGGCTGTTACCGGAAACGGATCCATCACATTTTACTGCTACGAGAAAAAGCCGGCTGCCGACTTTAGCGTATCGGTTAAGGGGGAGTAAAAATGGAATGTTTACTGATGCAAAGCGGGAGCGGGTTTGACCCGGCGGAGGTCACCGCGACTCCCGGAAGTGTAAAAAGCGGGAAGAAATTCCTGGGCGCTGGGAGCGATGACGTACAGACCGGAACGCTTGCCACGGTCCCCAAAGTGGATGTAAAACTGGGAATCAATGAGTCCTATGCCATCAAACCCGGATATCATACCGGGGAGGACGTGGTATCTCAGTCCGGGATCCCGACATCACAGGGGCTGTCGATCAACCCCACCGCCGGGGGCCAGACTGTGCAAACGGCTGGCACTTATTACACATCGGACACATACGTCCAGAGTATTGAAAACCTCCGACCGGAGGTGATAAAGGATGGCGTCGTAATCGCAGACATCACCGGGACGTACCAGGGATTTGTAGATGAGGGGTAGAATATGGCGGAAGCATTAATACAGCTTGTAAATCAGAATGTAGATATTGATGGTCTTACGGCCAACGAGGCAGATGTTTTTGATGGGGCCACGTTTATTGGCCAAGGATCAGAAGCAATACGGGAAGGGACCGGGGTTACACAGGGAGCCCCCACGCTGGGACTATCATTAAATGGGCGTGTGACTATCCCGGCCGGAAAATACACAGGCGGAAAGGTGCAGCAGTCCATCCAGGTCCTGGGAGAGCAGAGGATCAATCCGACATCAAAAAATATCAAAATCCCCACAAAGGATATGTATATGGCCGGAAATATCATCGTTGCATCAATCCCCAACCTTAAGCCAGAGAATATCAAAAAGGGGGAGTATGTCGGCGGTGTAGGGCCTGGCACCTGGGAGGGATACATTGTCCGGGATCCGGCGACTTTTTACTATCGTGGTACGTTTGCCCCAGGACAATCTATCATGGCGTTTAAATTTTCTGGGTCATCGGATATCATGTCTCCCAACCTCGGCAAAAAGGCAATGGAGTTTTACGGAAATAACGATTCCAGAAGGAAACATTCTGTTTTCTTGTTTAATTCTCCGATTGACATTACCTCAAAAAGCAAATTGACGGTAAAAGGGACGTACCACAGGGATGCAGCTGGAACATCGACCAATATGGTTCTGGACATATCGGGATACCAGAGCAAGGCGAGTGCCGGAGCCACTTACACAGGTTTAAACACTGGGGACCGTATTTTCCTTAAACAACAGCGGTTTCCGACCGCACAAGGGACTTATCCGTATACGGTTGAGGTGGATATCTCATCCTATTCCCGGATTATTTATCTGTATTTCCTTGTAACGATGAACCGCCCAGATGATTATATGACCATTGACTCTATACAGTTTACATAAAGGAGATTGACTATGGAAGAGAATAAAAAAGACGTATTACCGCTCGAGGGAGAACCGCTGACCGCGCCGCAGATATCTGAACCGGTGGTGAACGCCCTGGCCGCCGCGCTGAGTAAGATTGAGACGTATGTGCCTACACAGTACATTAATGATGGGCCGCCGGACATTGACGCTGACCATCTCAACCACGCAGAACAGGCTATCATGCGGGTCACGAATTTAGCCAACGGAGCCGCCGATGCAATCTCCGCATTGCAATCCCAGGTTACTCA